CGTCACTCCACTTCTCAGTGATCTAACTAATGCCACCTGTGGACCTTTCAGCATCTCTTTCGGAGTCACGTCATAGTCCCATCGACAAGCCACATAAGGAATGAATGGATTGAGCCTCCTCGCCAGTCCTGTAGTTCCTTGCGGCTGATACGGCAAGAACAAGTACGGCACTTCGTCCCATTCATAGATGAACGCTAACCCTTCGCTCGGTGACACTCCTGTGTCCTCCGGTCCCCCAAAGTGTGAACACTTGCCCTTTGCCGTGAACAGCACTCCATCTTCCTCATCTGGCAATTCTGGCCGCTCGAACGGAGGCACAGGAACGATTTCTTCCTCTCCTGAAATCCCTTGAGCCATAGCCACGCAAATCTCGCGAAACTGATTACGGTAAATCTCGGCATCAGCCTCTGAGTCTACGAAACACGTCTCAATCAGAATGGCTGGCTCCTCCGTATTGTTTAGGAAGGCAAGATCGCCTCGGTACTTCGCTCCTCGATTGATGAAGCCAGCAGACGACGAGACAAGCGTAGCCACAACATCAGCCAGCTCATTTTGCGTGAGGTATAGCACTTCATGCCCCATAGGCTTGCTTGTCGTCTGATAAGCATTGAAATGCACACTCACATCGAGATCGCGAACCTGACTATTATGAAAACTTGTGATTCTATTCAGGTTCTCACTCTGCGACTTGCTGATATCATCATGAAAAGTCACCGCACTATTTCCCATGCTTTTCAGAATTGTCGCCACTTCATTGACCACACGACGCGCCTCATCGACTTCATCAAGATAGCCAGATGCGCCGCGAATGTATTTACCGTGTCCGCTTGAGATAACAACTTTCATAACTCACTCCTTGTGTGACTCACACAGGCTTTTGTGCAGCCTTGTATTCGTCCATGCTCATTTCCTGCCAGTATGACCATTTCGGCGGAAGCATCTCTTCCGGCACCACGATCATGCTAGGCTCTGGCAACTTGCTAAGCATGTACTTGATCGTGTTCATTGCGTGGTCGTTATGATCCACAGGCTCATCAATACTTCTACCCTGACCATCTCTTTTCCAGTAATAGCTCAGAATCTCATCTTGAAACCACGATAGCTCGCTTGCCACATAGATAAGTGGCCCAGGTCGGTCCTCCGTCACGAGGTGTGGTGTCTTCTGCGTGCCTGACAAATACGAGTTCACTTTCGCAATCCCCGAAAGCACATCACTGGACCCTGGTTGGATATTCAGCCCTCCATCCTTTAGAATCCTCGCGATAGTCGTGCTTCTAATTGACTGACCAGCAACCACGATCCGTCTGAAAATAGCAGGGTCCGCGATGATAGAATCGTTCCAGAACAGAAGACCTTGGTAACGCGCCCTGATCTCTCTAATGGCGTTGGCATGTTGAGCAACATCATAGTTCGGCTGATAGAAGCCATCCAGAATGATAAGTCTCCCGTAATCGTCGATGAACCCAAGCATGTAACACGTTGGCGTAACAATGCCGAAATCATAGCCTTCGATGCTTCTGACTTTGACGTGTCGTTCTTTGCAAGCATAGAGATGCTGGAGTCCCTGTTCTCGTTTAATCAGATGTTTGGATGAATCAAACTCTGGATGTACAAGCCCCTCGAACGCTGCCCACTTTCCTAATAGATATCGCTCACGCATCTGCCCTTTGTACGTAGTCTCAAGCGTCTTAATGAAGTCCGCCTTGAGATTCATCTTATTTGCATACGTATCACTCTCATACAACTCCACAATCGGCGTATGACTGTCAGTGTCAATCAACAGCTTATTGCTAAACACTTTATGGTCACGCCAGTCGATATACGGCTTAATCAACTCGTGATACGCCCAATTCTGGCTAGGGTTGAGCGTCATCATCAACCATCGAGGCCCATCGCTAGGCATCGTGTCATCTTCAGGCTCATCCTCAACTCGATAACTCGTATCCCCACGAAGGCGGCCAAGCAGATCGAGGAAATCCTTATGCGTAATCCCAGGGTCATCTATCTGATCTAAGCCGATCCAGTCGTACGTCGCACTAAGCAAATTGCTCGTCGTGGTCCCATCTTCAGTATTCTTGCCTCTCTGCGCGATATAGCGGAAATGCACCGTACTCCCATTCACAAGATAAGCAGAGTTATCATCCTGCGTCGGCATCTTTCTGATCCAATGCTTCGGACACCATTTGAAGAACTCTTTCCTCAGCGTGTCATTCAGCTTCGGATACGTCTCTCTTCCAAGCAGTCCCAGGCAACCGGGATAGTCCTTTGACAACTTCAACGCCTTAATAACTAGCCCGGTTGTCTTACCATTCGCGAAGCCTCCACCAAATATCTGTACCTTCGCTCGGCTCAACTGGAATCCGTGCTGCACAGACCCTTCAATGAGGCGATAGTTAGGCATTATCGTGCTTTCTTCACAAATCCAAACTCAGTCGGTACAGGCAGCCCAGGAAGCGATTGATAGCCCCCTTGCTCCCCTATCATCGCCTCACTAGGGCTTCCGAATGCCTCGGCATCTGGACCGTAATGCTGCATCATTAGTTCCCTGATGAGGTCTTGTGGCGTCTGCCCTCTACGATCCTCTACATTCGGAGACTCCGGTGCAGACTGCAAGAACGCCTTTACCCCCTCAGGACGAGAGATTGCAGCCAAGATATGCTCTGGCCCTTGATTCGGCGTATCATACTCGTCTCCCACCTCCTGCTCACTCATGTCCCCAGGCGTTATATCGTAGGTTGGCTGATCCGACTCTCTCAGGCTTTGAAAGGCAAGGCTAATTAGTGCCTGAGGCGAGCCAGCAGGAGGCGGCTCATACGCCTCCCTTAATGCCCTATCAATGAACTCCTGTGGAACAGGCACTTGTGTGACTCACACTAGGGGTGGATCGGGGCGCCGAAGTCGTGCCAGCCCAGGATCAGGAACAGGATGAACAAAAACACACCATGTCCCCAATACCCAAATGGCACACGATTCGGCGAATACCAGTTGAACAGGCCGAAGATCAGCCACAGAAGCATGAGAATCCAGAATACGAGTCCTAAGGTCATTTTCGTTTTCCTTTCCCTTTGCCTTTGTTACTCAAGCCAGCCTCACTCAAGGCTATCGCTATGGCTTGCTGCGGATCCGTCACTATCGGACCCCTGCTGCTCCCGCTGTGCAGCTGTCCGTGCTTGAACTTGTGCATTTCCTGCCTTACTCCCTCTTTTCCCGGTTTCACTGGCATGTTTGTCCTCCATTGCCTCTGTATCAAGTAGACGAACTGCATAGCGACTGACACTCGCGCTCAGATTACTGCGCAGAATGCGATCCTTAATCATCTCTCGATCACTTTCGAGCAGATTCAAAGGTACTAAGCTCTCATCAGCCTCACTAATCTGTTCAATTAGATCACCTCGACGCATTTTGTCCTTCGGATTCTTGTCCTCCTGCATTTGCTGATCGAGAACCATGCAGCAAACGTCTCCGAGCGTGACTTTGCGAGGCTTTTCTGGATTACGCTGGTCAAATTCCAGCAAATCTTCGCCAAGCCTATTTTTGATCGTGGCACCAAACTGAATACGCATAGAGATTCTCCCTAAAACACCATGAACATCGTCGGGTTGCGATTGAAACCACCTGCCGCTGGCGTGTAGGTAATGATAATCAGTCCACCGCCGCCGGTGCCGCCAGCATTCGTAGTCGGGGTTCCGCGCTGAGCGCCGCCGCCACCGCCGCCACCGCCGTAATTTCCACCATTGCCGCCGTTTACGTTCGTCGAGACGACGTTGCTCAGACTTCCGCCGCCACCGCCACCTCCGCCACCAGCGCCGTGCGTGCTGTCGAACGCCTGATCACCTGCGCCATCTCCGCCCTTTGAGCTGTTGGTGCCGGACGTGTTGCTTCCTGCCCCGCCACCACCGCCGCCGCTATCCGCCGTCGCGTTGCCGCCGTTCGAACCTGCGGCGCCTCCAGTGCCGTGGCCGGTGCCGCCGGTGCCGTCGCCACCATTCGCGCCCGCTGTGGTTGCTGTGGTCCCGCCTGCGGTACTAGTGCCGCCATTCGATCCGCCGCCTCCAGCTCCCCCGCAGTTGCCGGCCGCGCCAGTCGCGCCGCCAGCCTTTCCGCCTCCGGTAGGACCTGCGGCACCACCGCCGCCTGCGCCACCGAAACCTGCAGCCGCCGTCGATCCTGCACCGCCGTTGCCGCCCGTTTGTGACGCGGTGGTGTAAGTAACCGGAGACGGCGTGCCATTGGTAATGCCAGCGCCACCGACGCCACCAGTTGTCGATGTGCCGCTGTTCTGTCCCGCGAGGCCGCAGTTGGCCTCATGCGTGTTGGTGGTGGTCGTCCCCTGCCAAAATGTCGAGTTGGCATGCGTATTGGTGACGACCGAGTTCGATGCCTTGATCTGGAACGCCGTGGTTGCGCCCAGCGCGCCCGAGGAATAAGTCAGCTTGTAATAACCACCACCGCCACCGCCGCAGCCACAGCGGCTGTTGATGCCAGTTGATCCCGCGCCGCCATTGCCGCCGCAGCCGACGAGCTCGACAGTATGCCCCGCATCCGTCCAATCGCCTGGCTTCGACCACGGAGAAGTGTTAGCACTGGTGAGAAATACGGCTGTCATGCTCGACCTGCTTACGTGCGTACTCTTGTGCCATGCGAATGACGTTCGGAATCATCCCCCAATCGACAGGCTCTACGACCGTCAAACCGGGTACGATATAGTATCGCTCACCCTCCTCTACATGCGCGCGCACCGCCATCACATCATCAGTAACCACGGTGCGAACTGCACCGTACCGATTAACCACACCAGCAACGATCGCCGCTCTGTGTGACTCACACATCAGTAGCCCTTTACGTAGCTAACCACGTCCCAGCGCGACGCAGCCCCGTTGTAGATCGCGCCGATGTAGTCGGTCAGGCCAGAAGTCGTCGCCGTGAGCGCGGTGATGTCGGTGCCGAAACGGAAGGCGCCGGCCGAGCCGGTGGTGAGCGAGAGCGTACGTGCGCCACCGGAGGCGTTGTGACGAATCACGATCTTCTGCCCATCAGTCGCGTTAGTCGGCGCGCTGATAGTACGGTTTCCAGCGGCGACAAGATCAAACACATTTCCTTTCGAGGCATCGAGCGCGACGCTTGCACCGTCAGTCAGAGTAAACGGGTTCTCGCACAACGCGACTTTGGGGTTCACCTGATTGCCATTGACGCGGAGCGCCTGCACTTGAGTGCCGCCAATCGCAGGCCAGAACTCGACGGTTCCTTGCTCGCTGCCAGCCGTCGCGTTGACGATGCGCGTCAATATCTCCGCATATACGGTGTCGGCAGCAGCGCTATTCTTCCCCTGTATCACCCAATCACTAACGAAGTCGTCTACCGCAGGCGAAGCGCTGTTGTGCTTGGTGTAGAGGCGCGGACCTCTCGTGCCAGGATCGGTGCTCGATAAAATGATGTCGCCGACCGTCCCTTTGATCCGAAACTTTTCGTCGGCGGCTGCACCGCCCGTCATCAACTTGGCGACTAGATCGAAGTTCTCGGCGGCGGCGGTCACGAAAGTTGCCGACGCTTCAATCGCTGCACCAATCTCAAAATTGCTCGCAGATGTCTCTACATTGAACTCCACACCGACGCCTATACCCACCGCAGGCGTCCCTGTCGTGGTATGCGTTAGTCTAAATACGCGAGTAACACCGTTATTTACCGCATCATCTACTCCAAGCGCAAGCATACCCGTCGAGTGACTCAAAATGACGTCGCCGTTATTGAAATTTATGACCCCACCGGAGGCCAAGAACAGATCAGACCACGACAAAGTTGCCTGGCCGAGCGCCCCAGTATCATTAGTCGCTGGATGGAAATCGCCAGCGTCCTCCAATATCGCGACGCTATCCTGAACCGAGTTTCCACCCACCCCATTCCAGCGCACCATCGCATTATCGGTCGATGAGCCAATAGTTGGGATACCTCCACTTGCCCCAGGCAAACTTGACCAGTTGATCTTGATTAGTTGATCCGTCCCACCGTCATAGGCGAGCAAAAAGTCGCCTGTAGCCGGACTTGCCTCCGTCGTAATGTCAGCAAGAGCCGCAAGCTTCATCGTGCCAGCACTATCATCCCAGAATAGGATACGATCTAGGTTCGGATCAGTGAGTGCAGCACCTGTCCCTCCTCTCGCAAGCGATAACGTGCCTGTCCACCCAAGCGTCAACGACGCCGCAACCAACAAAGCCGTCGCTGGCGTACCTCCAAGTGTCAGCGTGACGTTCGTGTCATCCGTTTTCGTGAGCGCAGCACCACTTCCCACGTCCGCCGCCGTAATCACGTCCCATGCAGGAGCGGCAGAGACTGCCCCTGTGCCAGTCTGTCTCAGCCACCTCTTCGCGTTGACAATACTGCCCGCAAGCTTCGATAGAGCGTTCGTCGCCGATGAATAGAGTATGTCACCTAGCGTCCAAGTCGTCTGCGCTGTGCCGCCGTGCGTGGCGTCAATTGCTGAAGCGCTCCAAGTTCCTGTTGCAACCGTTCCGAGAGTAGTAATCGTAGCTTGTCCAACGTAAGCAGCATCAATGTCAATCGTAGGATTGCCAGCAACACCGCTCCCGTTGGTGACTGATATGCGATTCGTAGTGCCCGTGATAGTTCGTCCAGTAAACGTATCCGCAGCTGTCTGAGTGAGTAATCCATTTGTATTATATGCTGCGAGAGCTGTAAGAGTAGCGTCAAGCGGTTGACCAGTTGCGGCTGTAAGGACATTCGAGCCTCCGACCTGAAGCGTACCGCCAGCAACATTCAAGTTGCCAGCGCTATGCGTGATCGTCATGTTACCATTATTGAAGTTAATAACCCCGCCTGAGGCCAGAAATAGATCACTCCACATCAATGTAGTCGTGCCAAGTGCCGTACCGTCGTTAGCATCTGGCGTTAATGCGCTTCCCTCCAGACGCATCTTTGCAGTCAACGTACCCGCTATAGCAACGGACCATGTTAGTCTAGCGTCCTCCGACGTGCTTACTACATCCGTCGCAACCCACGTTAATCGGCCAAATTCAACCTGTGTTCCCACACTATTCTTAAGCAAATAACTCACATAGGCTTCATCATTCGCCGCAGCAGTCGTCCTCTGTCCTTCAAACTGTGCAACCTGAAGGCTCGCAGCATTGGTCGTGTTGACCGCCCTCAATGGCTCATTCGCCGCACCTGTTCCGAGTGTCGCAGTCACTCCCGCAGCGTTCCATGTCCCCGTTGTGATCGTTCCAAGCGTTGTAATGCTCGTCTGCCCAACATATGCGGCATCAATATCTATGGTAGGGTTGCCACCGACGCCACTTCCATTCGTCACAGCAATGCGATTAGTAGTCCCGATAATTGTCCTTCCTGTGAACGTATCTGCCGCTGTTTGCGTCACCAATCCGTTCGTATTGTAGGCTGCAAGAGCCGTTAATGTTGCATCAAGCGGCTGCCCCGTCGCCGTCGTCAGAATAGTCACACCTTCAATCGAAGCTACACCCGCAGAAACGCGAGCCAGCGTCGTATCTGTCGCCGCGCCTAGTTCTATCGTGCCAGTCGTAAATGAGCCGGTAATACCGACCGAAAGAGCATCCGTCGTCGTGTCAAAAGTGAGCGCAGTGTCCCCTTCGATGGTCGTCGAGGATGTCCAGACGGCAATTTGATTATCTACTGGCGTACCGACGTTACTGACATTGCCTCCACCGCTCGGCACAGCAAAAGTACCATCCGCACGGAGAAAAGTCGTGGTTCCTCCACCCGAAGCTGGAACCAAGCCCTTCAAGCCGGACGTAAAAACGTCCAATATGGCAGTTGCTTGCGTTCCAGTGAGATCAGTAGGATCGCCAGTCCCCGCCACCACAGCCCGGCCCTTAATTGTGCTCTGAGCCATGTTGGCGAGCTTAGTATTATCAACAGCGTCATTCGTAATGCCTCCAGTTGCGACAGTCGAGAACGTAAGCGCAGTCCCTCCAGTATTCACAACAAGAACTTGATCCGCAGTCCCTTGAATACTCGCCAAATCGGCCGTCGCATTGCCCGTAACCCCTAATACTGACCTAGCAAGCCCCTGAGCGATGTTCGCAAAGGCAATATCAGTACCATTCCACACCCCAGACGTGATCGTCCCTAGTGTGGTGATCGTTGCTTGCCCAACATATGCAGCATCTATATCAATTGTGGGGTTGCCAGCGACACCACTGCCATTCGTGACACTAATACGGCTCGCAGTTCCTGTAATTGCCCTTCCAGTGAAGGTATCTGCCGCCGTCTGTGTCAGCAATCCGTTCGTATTGAACGCTGCAAGAGCCGTCAACGTCGCATCAAGAGGCTGTCCCGTCCCCGTTGTGAGGAGCGTGACACCCTCAACCGCAATCACGCCTGCGCTTACTCTAGAAATCGTCGTATCTGTCGCCGCGCCAAGCTCAATCGTACCCGTGGTGAACTTACCAGTTACACCTGTGCTCAGCGAATCGGTTGTCGTGTCAAAAGTAAGTGCTGTATCACCCTCAATAGTGGTAGCAGTTGTCCAAACTGCAATTTGATTATCGACAGGAGTGCCTACATTGCTGACATTACCCCCACCAGCGGGCACGTTCCAAGTCCCATCTGCCCTAAGGAAGTTTGTCGTACCACCACCACTTGCCGGAGCAAGACCTTTTAGGCCAGACGTGAAAACATCAAGGAGTGTAGTCGCCTGAGTGCCAGTCAACTCCTCAGTATCGCCCGCACCAGCCGTAATCCTTCCAAGAAATCGACCCGTCACACTCACATTTTGGATTTTGGCATAAGTAATTTGATCATCGCTCACGTCCGCCGTTACAATCGGCGAAGCGAGCAAAGTTCCAGACGCATCTGTGTGAATCACACCAGTTCCGTAAGCGCCACCAGGGAACACCACAGTGCCATCATTTAAGACCTTTAGACGGGTTACTGGCGAAGCTGTACCATCCTGTGAAACTCTAAATTCCAGGCGACCTGGCATATCTCCTGAAGCGCCCGGCGTACCATCAACTGCCGCAGTAATGTTAGCTAAACGATCAAAGCTAGTTCCATTGCTCCCAAAGAAAACGAGCTGACCAGCAACGTCATTGTTTTGAACTATAGTGTGACTGCCAAGCGTAGCATTACGAGATTTACCCAACGCAACTATTGGACCTAATGCATCAGCACTAAAGGCCCCAGCAATAAGAGCATTCTCAACATTAGTATCAACAGAGATTTGAATCCTAGATGTCTGTCCTATCCCAAGGCCAAAGCCAAGAAACTCTCTACCATTATCATCAACGAACACACTGCTATTCTGGATCACCTTTCCCGTCGTGCCATCAAAGCGCGTGATCGCATTGTCCGTAGCACTAGCAGGACCTACAACATCACCACCACCCCCAGGCACAGCCCACGACCCATCCCCTCTCAGGAACGTCGTCGTGAGTCCATTCGAGCCAGGGACGACACCTTGAGCAGTCGTTGACGTGGAGAACAAACTCAATAACGAAGTCGCCTGCGCTCCAGTCAACTCCTCAATGTCACCCGCACCTGCCGTGATCCTCCCAAGGAATCGCGCCGTCACACTCACGTTCTGGATCTTAGCGTATGTGACTTGATCGTTACTTATATCAGCTGTCACAATCGGTGAGCTAACCAAATCACCGCTCGCGCTCGTGCTGTGAATAATTCCAACGCCATAAGCGCCACCAGGGAATGATATAGTACCATCCGGTATGATCTTCAGGCGCGTTACTGGTGAGGCTGTACCATCTGGCGAGACTCTAAAGTCCAAGCGCCCCGGCATATCCCCAGAAGCGCCAGGTGTGCCTTGCACCACAGCGGTAATGTTAGCTACACGATCAAAGCCAGTCCCATTGCTCCCGAAGAAAACAATCTGACCAGCAACGTCTTGATCCTGAACTATGACATGAGTACCAAGAGTAGGACTACGAGATTTACCTAATGCAATTATCGGACCTAATGCGTCGTTGCTAAAGGCCCCAGCAGTAATAGCGTTCTCAATATTAGAATCAACACAGATTTGAACTCTAGCTGTCTGCCCTATCCCAAGGCCAAAGTTGAAAAACGTCCTATCACTATCATCAATGAGTACGGCACTATTTTGGATTATTGTCCCTGTCGCACCATCCCATCTTACGATAGCATTGTCAGTGCTAGAGCCCGGACCTGTTATAGTGCCTCCGCCCGAAGCCGTGAAGAACTCCAGTCCAGTAGCTCCGGCATTAACCCTAACACCCTTAAGAGCCTGACCTACATAGCTGCTCGGAACGTCGATCAGGTCTGTGAACGCCGAGGCACCACCACCACTACCTGCCAAGAGAGAGCCTGCCGTAATCGCATGGTCAAACCCTCCCTTGGCAAGATAGAAAAGCTCATCGCCCGCAAGGGCGGTGAGCAAGGGGAGCTCAGTGACTCTCGTTGACTTACGAGACATTGTGTGATTCACACATCGCTGAAGATTTGGCCCCAACGCCCCGCCACCACCTCAAGTCCTCGGTAGCGGATGCCAGTATCCAACGCCAAAGCAAGCTCGCCGGAGTACAGAGGTGTCGCAGCCAACACGTTAGCGGTGGTCGCGAACGCCCTATTAGTCGAGCGATACTTCAGCGCTATCGGGTTATTACCCGACAGGTCAGGAACAGTCGCCATTGGATCACCTCCTTACGCCGGATCGCAGTACACACCACTGTTGCGAAGCGCCTGATATTCCTCATACGTGAGGTAAATCTGATCGCCCGCTTTGTAGTCCTTATGCGCCACATTCGCGTCTTGCTTCATGACATAAATGCCTTTTCCCTCATGGGAAGCAGCGGTATCCTCGGGAGGTTCCGGCTTCTCGACGTCAGCCATCTTCTCCTCATACTCCTTGGATGCGGCTTCCCGCTCCTCGTCATGCTCCTCCTCGTAAACCTCGCCTGTCTCTTCGCTGTGCTTCTTGCGCTTAGTCATCTCTGCCTCCGTTGCTCTTCTTCAGATTTCCTTCTCTCTTCCCGCTCCTTCTCATCCTTACGAGGCTGTGTCGGATCAGGAAACTCCTCCTCTTCACCTTCACTCGGGTCCGTTGGACTACGTTGCCTTCCCATTCTAAACTCCATCTATTTTTACTTCCTGGTCACCCTTACCGATGATTACGATCCGCAGATCGTTTCGTGCTGCAACAGCGGCATTCTTTTTATCTCCGTACCCACCCGCGTTCATCAGGTACGTGCTTCCTCTGAGCCTGTTCCTCTCCTCTTTTCCAGCAAGTGCTATGCTGGCAATCTCCGTTAAGGCATCATGACTGTACGCAGCAATCCTCGCGTTAATCATGTCACTGTTGATGTTAATGAACTCATTGGTGACTGCCTCGAAGCACTCGGCATAAGCGGGGTGATCCCTTAGCTCTTTGAGTTGCTTCGCTGTAATCCTAAGCGTATCTGCAATCTCGCGGTCACCAAGTCCAAGAGTCGTGTACATAAAAACACATGCGATGCCGTTTAATGTCGGCACTGGTGCTGGCAAATCTTTTAGTGTCCGTTTCTTAGACGGCTTGTAATCCTTATACTCCATCTTTGGCAGAGTCATATCGACTCCGCCATTGATGCGATCCGGTGGCACAATAGTGCCATCAGCCTTCACGAAGGGATCGCCCCAACGTGCAAGTGGCTTAGCCAGAAGCTTTCCCACTATCTTGTTCCCAACGGATTACGGTCAAGGTTCACTGGTGGGTTAGGTCCAAGCGTCGTCCGCGTCGTCAGCGTGAGGTAATCCGTATTGAACTCAGTCACGTCCGCAGCCGTCGTCGCTCTATTAACCAGAGCTATCGTCTCGATAGCTCTCGGCCCACCAAGCTCTTGAGATGGAGCAACCCTCGTAATGTTCTTCGTAGCCGTGACGCCAGGAGCCGCACCAAGCAAAGCAGCCACGATTGCCCTATTACCAAGCTGTCCTCTGACTCCCAACTCCTGAGCCACTGAACGTCGCTGAGCCTGCTCACCGCTAATGCTCGCAAGACTGTTGACCCCATTCGTGGGCCAGAAACCTCCGAGAACTGTAGCTACTGCGAGTGTCGTCATCGTTGCCTCCTAGGTAAAGGTGGTGAGGGCCTATGGCAACCCCCACCACCTATTGCGCGAACAAGTCACAGGCGAGGGAGATTCTACATTAGGCGCCTCCAGGTTGTGTGAGTCACACAAGTTCAAGGTGCGGGCCGAGGACCAGGCCAGGAACTCAGCCCGCACCAATGAGCGACGTGGAGTTGAAACGCTCATGCTCTCACTTTGTAACATATCTACAGATCGTAGTCAAGCGATTTCTACGCTACGTCGCCACAGATATGAGAGTGCTATCTTGCTCGCTTGTCACTTCGTGACAAGCTCGCGGGCCTCGAAAATAATGCTTGACAAGGGATTGCTTTTAGTGTATTATCATGATAGGCTGCCAGGGTGGTTGAGGGGGGGTACATATACAGCGGTCCCGGCTCACTGGCGCGCTTTGGCGCGCGCGACAGAAGATTGCAACCCATTTTGCCCGTGTGATTCACACAAAAATACCACTTGACAAGGTTTTCTCGCCGTGCTACTGTACTTATGTTACCGCGAGTGCATTGGTACTTAGTGGGTGTGCGGTATTCACCTCCCGTAACACCCACCTTTTTCCAGGCACTCTGTGCTCCAGCGCCCGTTGGAGACTCGCCCCCGGTCCTTGGCGCCCTCCGAGGATCGGGGGGATTCATTTGGTGAAGCATGGCTGACGAATCCGAACATAGGTTCATCATTGCCGCTATCATCCTAATCGCGATCGTAAGCATTATCACAGTCCTCTCTCACCTCTTGCCCTAAAACCTCCCCTCAGCCGAAGTCCTCGCGCCGCAGGCACGGAACTTCGGCTTCGTCTTCGTCCGGGTGCTGTTCTCGGCGAATGAAGACCCGAATCTTTATGCTCCCTGTGTGACTCACACAAGTCCAGGGCTTTCATGAACAGCATTAACCTCAGTTTCAATATCAATTCCAATAACATTATCCGATCACGATCCGTCTCGCTTCGCTCGTTTGCCGTTGATGCGGAATGTAGTCAACTACAGTTTGTGATCGGGGGGGACTACGAGGGGTGGTCATGCTACGGAATGAAGCTACAGAGGGCGCGAAAACGCTGTGTGCCTCACACAAATCCGTATAATGACTACGATACCGAGGCACCCGTACGCGAATCGCGCGGATGGATGACCACATTACGTATTCAAGTGACCACAATGACATCATTCATATCGTAGTCAAAACACATAGAGTAGTCGGAGATTGACTACAGCGGAGAACGTGACCCGGAAGCGTAGTTGTTCCGTGCCTACGGCGCAGGAATGACTACGCGATGATGACTACAGAGCGCATGCTCGTGGAACGAATGAAATGGAAATGTCAATAGAAATATTTTCGCAAAATGCAACCAAGAGTTGATTGACAAAAATCCACAACCAGGCGCAAGGTGGAGGATCACATTCGATATGAGGTGAAGAGATACAGAGAACAGACGGCCATTAGGCCAGCGAGAACAGGAACTCGCACGGGACACCCGATGACGGTGGCGCGAATGCCATGCCAACCACGGCTTACCCACAAATTCCCACAAACCGAAGCGGGTAACCCTTGCTAACCGTATGCGGACCATGCGTGCCATTGCACTGTGAGCCATCCCCGCGATAGGCCAAGGGAGAAAAATCTAGTGTGAAGCACACAACGCAAGAGGTGAAACATGGTTTACGTGGTCCATACGACGCGGGACGGGAAGGCGGAATGGTTTGATGCCTTCCGGCCCGCGTTTCGAGCTTGGAAAGCAGCGTTGCGCCGCGATGGTTTGCGGGGCGATGCAGCGCTATGGCATGGCGAAAGAACAGGAACGGTCTGGACGCTGGTTTATTCCAGCACAGGCTACCCCAGCAAGCTTTCGCGCCCTCCAATGTAAGGGAGGCACTTCAAGGGCAATTAAAGCGCTGTACGGCGTTCTAATTGCCTTTGGAGGGCATTCCAATGGGGAAGTAAGTCCCGAAAAAGAGGTGAAGTCATGAATAAGCTTTTTGCAATCGTCGCGCTGTTGCTGGTTTCGACCAATGCCATGGCGCAGTCCCCGACCTATTCGGACGTTATCAAGACGTGCGGAGCGGAATGGAGAGAGCGCACGGACAAGGCGACGAACAAGGGACGGGACGCTTGGAACACGTTTCGCAAGGATTGCGTAGCTCGCAAGGGTTACGTGACAAAGGCTCAGGCGCGAGGTGAGTTTCAGCGCGTTCCCGACAAGCAGTAAATCGGCATTCGCTGCATGGCGACTAGGCGCAAGCTTAGTCGCTATGCGGGGCTTGATGCCGGAATAACCGCCCCCGGCGAAAGAGAGGTGACGTCATGGCGAAAGCGCCAAAGATGCAAGGCGAGTTGATCGGACGCAATGTCACGGTCGCTCTGGAAGGAAATACCATCGTCATTCGCGTTAATGCGGATGCCGAAGGGACGGAAAGCAAGAGTGGAAAGAGCAGCGTGGTAGGCACTACGAACGGGAACGTGGCAATTCCCGGCACTGATCTGAAGCTTGGCTTAAACGTCTACCGGCCACTTTGATTTTCGTTTGTGCGGCAAGGTCGAAAGGCCTTTGCCGCACATGCCGAAGTCAAAAAACGCAGAGAAAATAAGGACTTGACAATCTGTTTTGTTGTGTGGCAGAATTGTCACTGTTGCGCGAATGCAGCAGAGTTGTGTGATACACACAACGCAAACGTGGAGACTAACACATGGCAGCGAAGCAGGCTGTTAAGACGGCAAAAGCGCCGACACCTAACGCCGTAAAGGCCAAGGGTGCGGCGAATATGCCGAAGGAAGACGCCGCGACTAGTGCGGCGCTTATCCCGGTGGTGAACCCGAAAGCCTTGTCGGTTGACGTAGGCCCGAAGGTTCTCCAGACACTCGCCGCATACTCGAGAGATGAGCGGCAAGTGCGGGAATTGCAGCAGAGTATGGAGGCAAAGCGCTATGACGCGCTAAGCAATCTTACGGCTGCGATCGTGAAGGCTGCGACGGCGGACAAGACCATCAAGCTTGATGTTATTTTCGCCGGATCGAAGCTCGACAAAATCAAGCTCAATAACCAGTTGGGAATTGCGCTTGGTTTCAAGTCCGTGATGACCGTTGGCAAGGCCGGAGCGGAAAAGAAGCGCGTGGAATGGGCGCCTTCTGTGGCCGACTATGTGAAGCCACAAAAGGATGACCCGGAAGACATTGGCCGGCAGAAGAGCACAGTTCGCACGAACTTTGCTCACATGCTTACCAAATGCACGCAAGCAGCCATTGGTATCATCGACGATGGTATCAAGGTGAACATGGACAAGGCGACTGGGACGCTCCTCTTGAGCGGTCCCGCCGTCAAGTCTCATTTCGGAGAGGCGACCGTGTTGCTCAACGAAAAGCAGACGGTTAAGACGCTCGACAAGAAAGGCAATGTTACCGGCGAAAAGAAACTGAAGGTTAAGCCATCCTTCACAGAAATCGCCAGGCGAGCGGCGGAGGCGCACGGCAAGGTCCATGCGAAACGGGTAGACAGTCGCACCGTGACGGTAGACCCTCAGAAGCATGTTACCGAGTTGTGCAACTTGCTAGTCAAGTCTCTGGAAAAGCTCACTGGTGAGCCTTCCGAAGGCTTGAAGAAAGCACTCGAAAGCGCGGCAAGCGCAATCGACAAAGTGCTTTGACCGACAAGGCGCGGGGCGAGCGATCGCCCCGCGACCTTGTGTGAGTCACACGGCGGGCCGGTCCCGGCTCAGCCCCCCCCCCCTTGCCTTCTGAATACAAATCGGAAAGCGCTTCTGAATACAAATCGGGAGCGCAAAAATTGTGCTTGACATCGTGCAAGCGATGTGCTATCATTGTGCTATCGTCGGTTTCGTGAGTTGTGAGTAGGCCAATCGACGAGAGATGCGGTGTGTAGCGTGTGTGAGTCACACACCAAACGAAGAGGTGAGAGAATGAAAGCGGTTAAGAAGATGACAGTGGAACAGCCGAAGAGATATTGGCTTGGGCCTGTCAATCGGAATGATGACTTCTCTGTGCCCATTAAGAATGTGTTCATTGATGGGAAGACGAAGCAAGGAGGAAAGTGGGCTATCATGAGCGAGAAGTCATGGAAGCTCCATGGGTTCGGAGTGTTGGGCCTCGGATGGGGCCAGAAGTACGAGAAGCAATCGGATGGACGCTGGCTCAAGGTAGAGGGCTAGTGTCGATGGGGTCGCCAGTGTGAAGCCGCACTCCCTCTGGCGACCCCGACTTCATAGGAGGACCAAGATGTGGAAGGTCGTGAATACGTTGGTGAATAAGCCTGTGGGAGAAGTGGAGTATGATATAAACACTCCTCTCGATAGGCTTGATGCATTTGTGGAGGAGATCGAGAGGATGTTTCCCGAGGCGACGAGCCTTGTTATCACGCTGGTCAGGAAGAGGAATGGGAAATGAACATGGAAGATGCGGTGGCAATGATTGGCGTGGTGGCATCCCTTGTAGGTGCCATCATCATCGTGTGGGTTGTGATGCTGGTGCTGCCATGACAGAGGAGCTTGCATATCACAAGACGAAAGACAAGGGAACGCTTGTGTTGGCGAAAGGGAAGCGAGGGTTCACGATCGCAAAGTACAGCGTCAGCGATATCGAGGAATGGAGTGTGGAATATGCAAACGAAGACGAAGCGTGGCGGGACTACCGCAAGGCGACGGAGGAGGCGTGAGTTGTTCACACAGTTGGAGTTGCAGGCGAGCATGTTGTGTGACTCACACGACGAAAAGAAGGAGGGTGTGATCCTCAGTAGGATGATGCGGATTATCTTGGAGACTGTGAGTGAGAGACTGAACAATGAGAAGCGGCAAGCCTTGGCGGATCATTTTGCAGATTGTGTGTATGACAGGGGCACAGAAACCATCGTTGAGTTGG